CGAACCCATCCTACCGAGAGCCAGAGCGCCAACCACTTGACATCCTACGGAAGCACCTCTCGTGGTAATCGAACCCAAAGTCGTCGTCGTCTACAACGGGAAGGACTCGTTCGCATTCACCGACCTCGCAAGCGCAGAGGCATTCATCGCCGACCCGTGGGGTACAGGATGGAGAATCCTGAACGAGTACCGCCCCTTCACCCACATCTACGGCGGCGCAGCGTACGCGCTGGACGTGATGCAGGAAGGCTGCACCGGAGACATCGACAACGACATCAACTTCGACGAAGACTGCACTTAAGCGCAATCGACTGGCGTGGGTACCACGCAGGGTTCGACCCCCTGCCCAGTCCTCCAACACCCGTTGGGAATCCAAAGGAGACACCATGCAGGAAGTCATCTACACAGACGGCAGCATTTCCACCTTCACCGAAGGCGGCGGAGGCAGTCACGTTGGCGAACTCGCCATCGAACGATACCGACTGAAGACAGCAGCACTCGCGCTCACGATCAAGTTGCGTCCCGGTGGGATGGAACTCACGAGGAACGGTGCCGCGCTTGCCATCCAGAACGTCATCCAGCCCGCGACCGGCAAGACATACAAGCGATCCCGCAAGGGCAAGGAAGAGGCACTCGCTGACTGTCTCACCCTGATCGCAGAGATTGAGGGCGCAGCCCTAGTTGTGGACGGCGAGTGATGGGACACAAGTACACCACCACCGGAGAAGGAATGCGTATCAAGGCGAAGAAGCAGCAGTCTTGGACTGTGCGCCAACGAGTGATGCGGCAGGAGGAGGCGCGTCGCTTGGCGTGGACAGTGCGACACCAAGCCGACGAGCCTGAACCGCACCTGACGTGTCCGTGTGCCTCCTGTACCTGCGGCGACCCGTCGGCAGGGAAAGGAATCTGATGGACAAGACAAACTTCTACGTCACGATGCAAGTCCCCTGCAAAGTCCGGGTACTTGTCAGCGCGGAGACGGTGCCGGACGCAATGCGGCAAGCCGTCGATACCATCAACCACCACGGCGTAGATACCTACGTCTCGCACTTCCGCCTACTCAAAGAGAAAGACATTACAAAAATCGAAGAGGCGCTGAACTATCATGGCTGACATCTACTGGTACAGCCTTGCCGACGGATCGTTCGGCACATGCAAGGCGTGTGAGTTCGTCATCATCGACGTGGACAAACTCACACCCGAGCAGGCGCAGCACATCTACGAGGCTGACGTGGACGGAGACGAGAAGGAACTGGCAGACACCCTCGTTGGTATCCAGTACGCACAGACAGGACTATTCGCACGACGAGATCGAAGTGCTGGATGATTGAGAGCAGGAGCAAAAACATCGGCACCCTCTGGACACCAGACGAGGCAGCCCGCAACATGAAAGTCACACGAGCCAAGATCGACAAAGCAATCCGCACCGACACCCTACCCATACGAACGCTTGGCAATCGCACCATGCTAGACCCTCACGACGTGAAGGCATGGTACGATCAACGCTAGAAGGACGGTCGGGTGTCCGTTCTGAGGCAACAGGTGATCCCTTCCCCACCTCCGCCTCCCCCTCTCCGACGCTTAGGTATCGGAGAGGGGTTCTAAACCTTTACAAAACCCGAACACCCCCAGCAACACAACCCACCCATCAGCGAGTACGATGGGACTACACCACAGGAGGAACAGCATGGCATTCGCACACCCGCGAACAAGCACCGCACACTTCATCGTTACGACCGACGTGTACGCAGAGGTAGCGCACACTGACCAGTTAAGTGCAGACATTGAAGCACTTGAGAACATGATCCACCAGCACACCGAAGCCATTGCCGGCAAGAAGGGAACATCCTTCACCGTCGGCGACATCGACATCAACCTGAAGGAAGTCTGATGGAAGCGAACCGATACATCCGAGAGCGCGACGAGAGCGACGACCTTCCCGACTTGGGCGAACCGTCGTACGTTGAAGCGCAGATCATCGACCGCATCACTCACACGAGTGACGAGGTGAACACCCTGAACGCCGTCGTCAATACGATGGTCACTCACATGCTGACACGCTGGGGTCTTGTGACGAACCAGCACCGCATCAGCGTAGACATTCGCGTAGACGCAGTGGACGAGTGCATCACTTGGATCGACGAGAAGCGACAGCCCGTCGATCTCTTCATCGTCGCACTGAACACACCAAGCGACCCATCCGTCGTAAACTTCCAGTCCCCCGCCATCATCGGATGCAACAGCATGGAAGTCCATGCACCGGGCGGGTTCCGCATGACCATCGTCGGCACCGAAAAGGAAGAAGCCTAATGGCTACCACCATTCACTTAAGTGCATACGAATACGAATGGGCAGCACACGTCGGCATCCGCCGCATGATCGCCCGACAAGGCAGCAAGGCAGCGCCCCACTACGCCGACCACACAAGGCTAGAGGACGAACTGAAGGCAACCATCGCCACCTGCTGCTGCGAGATGGGCGTAGCAAAAGTCACCAACCGATACTGGGGTGGTCACGTCTGGGATGCGCGCGACCACGACAAGCACAAGAAGATCGCAGACGTTGGCATCAACACCGAAGTGCGCCGCGTCCGCGAAGAGGGCAAGCCGTTCGCTGTTCGCTCAGGCGACGTAGACATGGACAGGCTCATGGTCGCAGCGTACGCAGAGGCACCCGACTATCGGACTGTCACCGTCTACGGCTACATGAGCGCGAACGACGCTTGGATTCTTGGCGAGCCAGCATCCTTCGACCCAGACCACACACGCTACACACCACTAGACGTACTCCAACCACTCTAATGCCGCGTATCTACAAAGCCGGAACCCTCGTCGCAGTAGATAGAGTCAAGCCGCGCAACAAGTACAGCGGACGCGAACCGTACGGAAGTTTCTACGAACCAGACGACAAGCCCTACTACAAGGAAGGAAGCGGTTGGTACAGCATCGTAGACCACAAGCCATCACGCGGCTACGAACTGTTTGAGGGAACGTTCCTCCCACTGGACTACTGGGATCTACTCAGTCTCACAATGGTCAAGGAACTAGGTAAGAACGAAGGCATGGTGATCGACCCTACAGATACACGGTGGCGCAGATACCTACCACCACCCCTCGTCTGGATACAAAACCCATCGGGTGATCGACCCGCATGGAACAGGGAAACAATCGTCAGGCACTTAGCGCGTAAAGAAGAAATCAAAAACCACCAGCACAAGAAGGTACGAAATGATTGAGTACATCGACAGCCCCGACCTGCCCGACGCGCTACGCATCAAGGCACTGCGGGACTTGCACACCGAACTACGCACACCACCAGCCAGCCTTGTGGAACAGAAGCCCAAAGGTGGGACGATGCTGTCCTTCGTGGGACACGCAGCAGTGACAGAGATGCTGCTACGCCACGATCCCCTCTGGTCTTGGACTCCCTACGCAGTCAGCCCCCTCAGTGGCGAACCACTGATGGACAGGGACAGCAACGGGCGACCCATCGGCATGTGGATCAAACTCACAATCTTCGACCACAGCCGGGTTGGGTATGGCAGCGTCGAAGTGAACGACCGCAAGCAGGACGGCGACCTCATCAAGGAGATCATCGGTGACGGCATCCGCAACGCAGCGATGCGATTCGGCATTGCCCTCAACCTGTGGAGCAAGAGTGACCTTGAGTCCGCAGCCCAGCCACCATCCGCAGCCGACCTCGTGATGGAGCAGGCAACCAAGTGGACGAAGCCGCAGCGCGACAAGATCAAGCAGACCCTAAAGACACACGGCATCATCGACGACAACGCCACGACGTTTGAGTTGTTCGCCGAGCAGGTCAGCAAGCACGAGTCCGTCGCCAAGGACGTGAAGGCATGGGCGCTCGCCAAGGAACAGACAGAAAAGAAAATCATCAAAGACCTAGAGGAGATCGCAACCAATGAGTAACCTACCCAAGCAAGACGATGACGGCATGGCGTTCGTATCGCACAGCCAGATGAATAAGTTTAAGATGTGTCCGAAGGCGTACGAGTTGCGCTACGTCGAAGGCATCCCGAGCATCATGCCGGGTAAGGTCATGCTGGGCAGCGCGTTCGACAAGGCAACGAACGTGATGAACCAAGCGAAGATCGACGGCACCGAAGCCTCAGCCCTAGACGCTGCGGTAGAGACGATGGAGAAGTACATCGCAGATCCCGGCGAAGACTTCGACTGCACCGACATCGCCGACGACGACAACATCAACAACAAGATGATCGAAGCGGCAACCGAATACGCAACCGGCTACCTCTCCGTCACCGAACCAGTCGCAGTACAGCAAGAGATCAACTACAAGATCAAAGACGACGTAATGCTGACCGGCTACATCGACCTCGTGGAACTCTGCCACAGTGACGGCAAGACGACGACGACGAACTACATGGTGACGGACATCAAGACCACCATCAAGAAAACGAGTGGCAAGTTCACTCACGACAAAGCCACGATAGATGAACAGTTAAGTGTATATTCTCTCGGCTTGGACTTGGGTGATCCCGTCGTCGCTCGCGGCTGGGTAGTCGCAGACGTAGGCAGGAAGACGGCGGGACGAATCGAAAGCGTCCACGTCATCGACCACAACCAAGAGCAAACCAACGAGAATACAACGAACAACATCCTCGCCACCCTCAACCAGATGGAAGCAGCCTGCGAAACGGGACTGTTCCCACCCTACGGGCGACTCAGCACATGGCTCTGCTCCGAGAAGTTCTGCGAGTTCTACGACCGTTGCGAGTACGGACGCAAGGCGCAGACGACGACTCCCATCGGAGACTTCTAACATGCTCGGCGACGCATCCGAAGTCTTCGTCACACTACTCGTCGGAGGATTCGTCATCCTTGTAGTAGGATATTTCGTGTTCGTCCTGCTCGCAGTAGCGATACAGACGCTATGGTATGCGTGTATGGCAATCCCGTCAGCACTCATCCAAGCCCACCATGAACGGAAGGAAAACAAATGAACAGCGTATTCATCATCGGGAACCTCACGCGCGACCCGGAACCCAACGGTGTAGCGATGAAGTTCAGCATCGCACACAACAAGAAGTGGAAGGACAAGACGGGAGCGGAGCAGGAGAAGACCAACTACATTCGCTGCGTCGCGTTCGGCAAGACCGGCGAGATCGCATCCCAGTTCACCAAGGGAATGCGCGTCTGCATTGAAGGAGAACTCTCCTACTCGCAGTGGGAGAAGGACGGACAGAAGCGCGACAGCATCGAAGTAAACTGCAACCGCGTCTACTCGTTCGGCTCTCGCTCCGAAGAAGGTAGTGGTTCAACTTCTGCACCAGTATCCGCACCAGTCGGAGACAGCGACATCCCGTTCTGAGATGCGCATCATCCTGTCCTGCGCAATCACTGTCGCCACCTTGGGGTTACTCCCGGTGGCGGCAGACGCGCTAACAAGATCAGCACCACGAGCAGCACACAAAGCCGACACGCCACCAGCGTACTGGATAAAAACTGCACTTAAGATCGGAAAGTGCGAGCAGCCCAGCGGACGCAAGGGAACATGGGGCGGCATCGCTTGGAAGAACGAGAAGAACTATAGTTTTCTCGGCGGCATGGGAATGACCCTCCAGAACTGGGCAGACTTCAAGCGCAAGGGACAACCCGAACGAATGAGTGACGCCACCCCAATGGAACAAGTCTGGAGCGCATGGCGTTTGTACAAGTGGGCAGAAAAAACATATCCCGGCTACGGATACACAGCATGGGTGTGCAGCGAAATGATCGGGTTCCGTGGCTTCACGCGGAGCCACCAGTGGAAATAGACCTAGAACAAATCATCGGTCTGGTCGTAGTAATACTCATCGCAATAGCACTGGACAAAACCTAATGACAGACACCACGGAACAATGCGAATGCCCCCTCTGCCTGACAGAGCGCCTGTTCCCCGAACACGAATCCCCACGCGACCGCAACCCAATGATCGTCGGCATCGACGTAAGCACAAAGTACATCGCGCTCGGCATCATCCCAGCGATGGGGAAACTAGACGACGTTTCATCATTCGGCTTCATCATCGAATCAAAGAAGCAACCACAACGATGCTACGAAGTGGCAGAGAAACTAGGCGCACTACTAGGAGTCATCGACTGTAGCGTAGACATCACGTCCGTAGCAATCGAAAGCCCAGTAGGGTTCGGCGGCAAACTACTCCCCATCGTAGGAGCAGTAAGCGCAGTGACCGGAACTACGACAGAGTGGTACACGCCAAGCCAGTGGCACAGCGTACTCGCCAGAGAACTCACCATCCCAGCAGGAGACGCGCCCCGTAAGGAACGCATCCACCTAGCCCTAGGAGAACACTTGCCGATCTCGCCAGACTTCTGGGACGGAACGAACGAAGACTGCCGCGACGCGCTCGGCATCGCACTAGCGCACCGCATCGAAACCCTCGCAGCCATCGGCGACCTGACCGACGAAGACCGCGACTGGCTGGCATCGCATGGATGAGGCGTACCGCAACAAGATCGTCGGCGCACTAGCGGACGAAGCGATAGAGCGAGACAAGAAGAAGGGAATGATTATTGATAACCTTGCTGGCTTCCGTCGCTACAAGGTAACGCGCATCGAAGCCCACGCCAACGAAGACCCGAGTTGGCTGATCCAACAAGGCGACCGCATGTTCGGCGCAACCCAAGCACCCCTAGGCTTCCGATCCTGCGCACGATGCAGCGCACCACTACAGCCACGCGCATCGTTTGAGTACAACGGCAAGGACTACTGCGACCTACCATGCGCAGAAGGAACCGCCGTCACCATCACTTACGCGGAGTTTAAGGCTAACGTCAAAGCCAAAGGGTTCGTGACAGGCAGACGACTAGAGATCGTCGAAGGACAACTAGAACTGGGCGAAGAGTTTATCGTCACTTACGAGGATGTTCTCCGCAACGAAGGCAAGAAGTACATCAAGGAAGTAGAGCCAGTGGAGGTTGAAGATGACACAGGATTCTAAAGTACGCAGCATGGTAGTGGACGCGCTAGACGCAGCGAAGCATGACGCGCAGAAACAAATCCACTTCGTCCTCATGAGAGAGAACCTGAACCTAGAACTGATGGAACGCTACGACATCGGGTCAGAACAACACGACCACGAGTGGCTCAACTGGGACGAAGACCTCTTCATGGAAAACTATAAAGAAGAAGTCTACGACATGATCCTCTACACAGCGATGAACATTGTACGCACAGAGATGGCTCGCAAGTACGGAGGCAACTCGTCAACGTCTTACAACGAGGCTAGACTGTTGTCATGCGAAGAGAGCAAGACGGACATCGACGGCGTAGGATGAAGCCCCACTCTGACGGGAAGATCAGTACGCCGAACTGTGTCTGCG